AGCTTATAACCTAATGCAATAATTGTACCATCCCAATTGAGAGGCGCATTTGCTTGAATAGGCTGCAGCATTAATGCATCATGTTCTAGAACAATTACCGGGTCATTAGTATTGAGCTCTGCAATACCCTTCCATACATTGTAATGCGAAGCTGATGCGCATGCAGCGCCAATATCCATATCACCAAATTGTATGCCTGTAGCTTTAGATAGAGTTGCAATATCAAAATTATTTTTGTTGAATCCATGCCATCTAACAGGTTCAATACCTACTTGACGACAAGACTCTTCTGCTTGATCAGCATATTCACTTGAAAGAGGATCATTAGCAGTTCTGATTACAAATGCTTTAGTAGGTCCGTATGACCCCTGATAATATACAGGTTCAGTTTTTATACTCTTTTTTTTAAAGTGGTAATCGCCGTCAAACTCTACTCGGTTGATATTAGCAACTAATTCAAAGCCAAGATCATCCATAAACTTAAGTACATCATCTACCTGAGGTGCACCTTCGTTATAGGTCTTATGCTGAGCTTCTAGAATAACATCCGTGCAATGCTCAAGGCACATCTTAGCACCCTTAAGTACATCAATCTCAGCGCCCTGTACATCTAGCTTAATTAGATCGGGTAGCGGGAAGTTATTATGCTTAACGATAGTATCTAGAGTATAGCCTGTCTTCTTAAATCCATACTCATCCCAACCTGGTGTGATTTCCTTATAGTAGGAATTACCGCCTGGATTCTCGAGCCAGTGATAGAAGTCAACCTCACGGCCATCCTTATCTGTTAGAAGGCCGATATGGTATTGATGACCTGAATCCATAAGAATACGTTCTACGCCAGGCTCACCATCAAATAGAACGAACTTAGCATCTGGCCAAGCAGCCTTAGCATGACGTTCCCAGTGAAGAACACATGCGCCAATATCATAGACTACTTTAGGTTTTAGATCTGAAATAGAATGTAGATACTCTACTTGCTCTTTAGGGAGACGATCTTCATCTCTAATATACTCGATTACAGACTTGGGCTTTTCATCTTGTACTTTGAATGAAGTACTTCCAACATGATCGCATAGAATAGTAGTATCAGCATAGATCTTAAAGCCAGCTTCACGAGCTTTCTGACAGAAGTAAACGTCTTCTGAATAGGTATGGGCATGGTTTAGAGCAGAGCGATACACGAAGTGAGGATATTCCATACCCTTTAACACTTCGCTCTTAATGAGAACGCATCCAAAACCGCATGCAGCAATTTCCATCAGACCGATACGAAGCTTAATATTCTCCCATGGAATATTAATAACACCACCGTTACCATTATCTTCGTAGATCTCTAGAGTGTGGGTACCTGGAATGCGTTGAATATAGAGACCAGAAACAATATCTCTATCCCATCCAATCATCTTCAGTAGTGTATCATCTGGTAGTACTACATCACTATCAACACAGAAAAGATAATCATGACCCTTACCCCACTCAGCAATTAGATTACGAATTTGATCTATCTGATAACCGTAGAAGTATTGGAATTGAGTCTTATAGCCTTTAGGTACTTTAAGATCAAAGATAGACTTAAACGTAGCTGCTTCGATATTCTTATTAGTAGGAATAGCAATTAGAATAGTCTTCTCACGTGGCATTTCTACCGCTGGTTCCTCTACAACAGGCTTATGCCAAATATTATGTTTAACACTCTCATAGATCAGCCCTTCTTTCTCTTGTAGTGCTTTCATACGATTAGCATCTTCAATATAGAGAGGTTCGCATGTCTGCGCGTAAGGCGTTTCATGCTTCATATTAAGAATACAATAGTTAGTCTTACCTGAAGCTAAGAATGTATCAAAGATAAAGTAATCACCATAGTACATCTTAAGATCATCAGGAATATGTGTCCAGCTGTTCTTATTAACGAACATCAAACAACCATAGCCGAACTGATGAATATCAGGTGCCCATGGAACAATACTATAGTTACCATCTGTTACAGGAGGCTGACCATATTGCGCAACTCCAGGGATAATACCACAAACGCCTGTATTAGGATCTTCTAAGGTAGCCTTCAGATCTTCAAGTACATTGAGAAAACTTCATATCGTCATTAAGAATACAGACATAATCAAATGCAGCATTCTCTACTCCCCAGTTCCAGCTTGGGTTAACGAAGATGTTTGTACCAAAAGTCTTATAGCGAAGCTTGCTGTGATTAGGAAGAGTGTGCGGGGTATGTCTAGGGTCATTATCAATCAGAATAACTTCACCGACGTTCTCATGCTGAAGTAGATCGTTTAGAAAAGCTTTGAATGGCTCATACTTCCACATTGTAGGAACAACTACCGTATACTGCTTACGATTCTGGTTACTTTTAGTAATAGCTGCAGCAGTTCTATTCTGCTCATCACCGCTAATCTTATAATCGTTTAATGGGTTTGTATCATTATAAACGTAGTTAATATCTGTCACACAAACAACTTTCTCTGGATCTGCTTTTTCAATTAAATAATAGAAGAGGGCATTATCACCACCTGCTTTTGGCCATTGACCGTTAACTTTGAGATCATCTTCAGTAAGATCTCCTAATAGTTTAGCACGGAACGTGCGTAGATGCGTATAAGGCATCCCCCAATTGAATTTATAATTACGGTAATCCTTAGCAGCCTTAACTTCAGGTGGATATGGCTGCGCAACAAGCGGAATATTATCTGCTAGTGACCAGCAAGAGCCATATGTAAACTCCGCACCATCATGATAGAGATTATTATATAGGTGGAAGATATTTGGATTATTTACTAGCCAATCATCTCCATCTAATATCATGTAGAAGTCTTCGTCACCGATATACTCATCAATAATCTTATAGTGATTAGCAACAGCGCCGATATTTTCCTTATTGCGAATTAATACGAACCTGTTGCGGATATCTTCAGGGAGCGAGTCAATAGTACTACGAGCGATCGCAGCTGTATTATCTGTTGAAGCATCATCGACGATATACATTGTATACCATCTATAATCTTGCTGTGCAACTGATCTTATGCACTTTTCGATATAATTCTCAGCGTTATATACAGCAGTAATAATGCCGATTTCTTTTTGCATATTGCTTGTAGGTGGCTTTACTTCCTCTTCGTTAACAAAGCGTCTACCGAATGTCTTACGTACTTTATAGTTGACTTCTTGAGCTTTACGGTACTCATCTACTGGCATAAACTCGCCGAGCTTCTTGAAGATATGCTGCTTCCATTGTAGAGCAACAGAATCCCATCCGCTGATATCTTTAACTGCATTACAAGCATACATCTTTTGCTGATGTAGATACTTGTTATTGTATGCTTCCATTGTAAGCTGAACGAACTTCTCAGCTTGTTCATCTTGATTGATATTAGGGAAGAGTCCGTTAGGTACTACACAATAAGGTAGCTTATAACAAGCAGCATCAAATGCTGTCTCTTCTAACGCACCGAAGTAACAAGTAATAACAGGCGTATTATAATATAGCGACTCTAGGGTAGAAATGCCAAAGGTTTCTGGGAAGTCAGCTGGGTAAATCATGTAAGATGCATCGCAGAGAATGTCAGCGATCTCAGATTGTTTGATAACCCCTGTGAAGTTAATATCAGGGTTATTAGCTACCATCTCGCGCCATTCGATCTCTTGCTGGTCAGGTGCATGATCTGATCGCATGCGGTAATAACCGCCAATGATAGTTAGTTTAGCCCCGGGTATCATCTCACGAATGCGTGGCCATACTTTGTATACTAGAGGGCGCATGCCTTTAGTAACAGATGAATTGTAAACAAAGTGATTAGGATCTTTCTTTGTTACATCAACCCAGTCATGGTACTTGGTCATACCATTACGTGTAATGAACATGTACTTCTTCATGACTTCAAACATGCGACGCTTACCATGATCGCATGTGGACACATACACTGAATGCCAGTCAGAGAGCGTGAATATTTCGTTAATATAGCCGTTGAGAAGGAAATCTTCAATTAGATCATCGCCATCACAGAATGTATCGTGCATCCACAATACTTTATGATTAGATCTTTGTTGAATATTAGAGAAATCTGGCATGTACGAGAACGTCTTAAAGCGTTCTTTCATCCATGCAGGAGCAAACGCCGCGACCGAGCGTGAGCCGATTAGAACGTCGTAGCTATCTGTTGTGCTTTCGATTTCTTGGAGTGGCCTGTACCGAACGTTATCGTACGTACCGGGGCTTGTGTCGTCATGGGTGCAGTCATTGAAGACCGTAACGTCGAACCCGAGCTTAGCAAGCT